TGTTGTGGTAAAATATCGTAGCTATCAGCCTGCTTAGTTGCGTATTTGAACAAGCGCTCACAAAACACATCGTTAAGCTCAGGTGTTTCGGCCAGTGGTATACTATCTAGCAGCAAGTCCGAGAGCGCCCCGAATATCGTTGCATCTGGATAATCAACCAGCGCGTCTGAATAGTTACGAAGCACCGCAGCAACGGCAACCATACAGCCTTTATATGCCTCGTTTGCAGTTTCTGTTTCAGAGGATATGCCGTCACCATCAAGCTGGCTGTGGTCAAATCCTGTGTGGTAGTTGTCTTCCATATCGACTCCTATGTTTCGGTGCTGGTTGATTCCCGCATCCATGAGTACAACTTACATCGCTTAGTCGTGTTAGTCAATAACAAAAGTAGGATAAAAGCAACATTTTTACCTTGACATTGATTTTGCTTGCCTTTATGATGGGAAATGATACTATAGGAGGTATCATGAAAACGTTATTAACAATCATCATCGCTTTAACGGCTAGCAATGCATATGCAGATTACTGCATTCGTGACTTGTACACAGGTAAAATCATCCACTGCTATCCGCCACACAAAGGCAATTAATTAACAATGGGTTAAAATAAACAACGGTATTTTATGGCAAGGCCAAAGGGAAGCACCAATCTTCAGTCAAAAGCCATAAAGGATATGGTCATCGCTGCGTTAGATGAAGTGGGTGGCAAGAGCTACCTTGTTACACAGGCCAGAGATAATCCAACGGCGTTTATTGGTTTAATAGGTAAGGCTATGCCAAAGGATATGGCAGTAGAGATTCGCCGCTCAATCTTCGAGGAAGATGATGACTCTGAAGGAACAACTCAAGGCTGATTTTGAGCTATTCGCTAAGAAGCAATTAGTGATTCGCTCAAAGGAAGGCCAGTTAATCCCATTCAACTTCAATAAAGCCCAGCTATACCTACAATCACGCATCAAAAACCAGCTAAGTCGCACAGGTAAGGTTAGGCTCGCAGTTCTAAAGGGTAGGCAGCAAGGACTTTCCACTTTCATTGGTGGCTATCTCTATCACCGCACCATTACACGTAAGGGAACGCTAACGTTCATCTTTGCCCATGACTCTGATGGTTCAGGCTCTCTCTATAAGATGGTGCAAACGTATTACCATGAAGGCGTATATGACGACCTAAAGCCAAACTTAGGCGCTGCATCACAAAAGGAAATGAGCTTCCCGCTTATCAATAGCTCATACAAGGTGGGAACGGCTGGCACTTCAGGTCTAGGCCGCTCTAAAACCATCCAGCAATTGCACTGGTCAGAGGTGGCTTACTCCCCAAACTGCGAAGACCACGCCATGGGAATCATGCAGGCGGTGCCAGACCTAGACGGAACGGCGATATTCCTCGAATCTACCTCTAACGGTCAGGGTGACTTCTTTCACCGCACCTGTATGCAAGCGCTATCTGGCAAGGGTGATTTCGAGCTGGTGTTTATCCCTTGGTATTGGCAAGAAGAATACAAGCGAAAGGATGATGACTACGCCTTAGACGAAGAAGAGCGTGAGTATCTTCACCTTTTCGAGAAGGACGGCCTCACAAAAGAGCATTTAATCTGGCGCAAACATAAGATAACCAATGATTTCCACGGTCAGATAGCTTTATTCAAGAGAGAGTATCCATTTACACCACAGGAAGCCTTTGAGGCTAACGATGAAGAGGCGTTTATCAAATCTGGATGGGTGAGGCGTGCGCGTGATGCCAAACCTGTGTCAACCGAAGCACCTATGATATTCGGTGTTGACCCCGCAAGGCTTGGTGGTGATAGATTTGTGATATGTAGAAGGCGCGGGCGTAATATCCTCGACATTAAAACACTGCCAGCGAGTGAGCTTGAGCAATCCACACAGCTACTCATGCAAGAGATTAACAAATACAACCCTGCTATTGTAAACATAGACGCTGGTGGCCTTGGTGTTGCGGTTTACGACAGGCTTAGAGCCATTGGTTTTGGCGGAATAGCGCGCAAGGTTGACTTTGGTGGAAGCGCTACGAATAGCGATAAGTTCAAGAATAAGCGCGCAGAGATGTACTCAACGCTTAGGGATTGGTTGCAAGACGAGCCGTGTCACATAGGGCTAACGATGCAGGATGCTGATAAACTACAATCAGAGCTTGCAGTGGTTAAGGCTAAATGGATTAACAACAGCCAGATGGTGATGATACCCAAGGAAGATATCAAGAAAGAACTAGGCTATTCACCCGACTATGCAGACGCTTGTGCCTTGACGTTTGCACAGCCAATAGCTAAAACGGCAACAGATGCTGGTATGAGGCATTTAACAACGGCAGTGACTAAGCCGGTTCAGTGGAGTGTATTCTGATGGAAAACATACAAACAGTTGACTTTATAGCGCCAGACATGCGCGGCACACCTTCTTTCTGGCGGGTTACGCTAAAGGACGGGACAATTCATGATATGGATGATGAAGAATTCAAACCGATAGGTGAGAAGCTGGACGCAGTACAAAAAGAGCGAATGAGGAAGTTCTGGAACGCCTAACTGAACCGCAAACATGGGTTGTAGTGTTTGACCGTTCACACGAAGGGCGCGGATGGTGGAAGCCATTTCTAGATAAGCAATTCCAGCACGTTTACCTATTCAGAGATATCGGTGGGCAAGTAATCCAGTACAACCCACTAAGCCACGCAACGGCAATGCTAACACATCCGATGACACTCGAAGACGTGGTGAAGAGCGAGCTTGGACGTGGTGTAACTGCAATCCTAAGCCATACGGTTTATTATGGTGGTATTTACAAGCGTTCCTATATCGAGCCTTATACTTGTGTCAGCGCAGTTAAGCGTGTTTTGGGGATACGCTCAAGATTGTTTACACCAAAGGCGCTCTACTTTGAATTATTAAAGGCTGGTGCATTGCCGATAAAACACGCTTGCATCACTAGATATAGTATGTTATAAACCATGTAACCACAATGGGGGGATAACATGGGTGGATTCTTAGCGCCTAAGCCGAAGGTTCCTGATACATCGGCACAGCAAAAATCATTAGCAGAGCAAGAGGCGCGGATTAAAGCGCAGGAAACCGAGACGAAGCGTAAAGACGCCGCGTCCTTGGCAGCGCGTAGAGGCAGAAGTGCGGCTCGCGCTTCATTACTTACAAGTGGCGAAACAGGTGTAACACCAGCAGGGCGTACCACTCTTGGCTAAAACAGAACCCCGCAAATTGCTCGAAAGAGCACAGAAGGCATTCAACGTAAGGGATGCCAACAGAAATCTATTCGATGACTGCTATGAACTCTATAGCCCATATCGCAATACCCTCTCTAAGCAGGGCATGAGCCACAACACCCCTACTAGGCAATATGATTCTACAGGTCAGATTAGCGCCCAGAACTTTATCAACACCATCCAAAGCAACTTTACCCCGCCATTTACTAAGTGGGCATCGCTTGAACCGGGTGAAGGCTGGCCAGAAGAGAAAAAGCAAGAGGTTCAGATAGGGCTTGATGTTATCACTGATATCATCTTTGCATATTTGAACGCCTCTAACTTCGCCTCAGCCGTTACCGAGATGTATTTCGAGTGGGGTATAGGCACTGGGTGCCTGTGGTTATACGAGGGCGATAGGATTAACCCCTTTAACTTTGTGTGTACCCCAATTAGTCAGATTGGTATTGACGAAGGTGCTAACGGAAGCGTGGACTTCCGAGTTCGTAAGCACAACATGAAGGGCAACCTAATCAAGGTAACATGGCCTAAAGCAGAGATTCCAAACAAGATTGCCGCAGATATTAAGCAGAACCCTGAAAAGGAAATATGCTTACACGAGGTGTTTTACTACGATTACGAAGAGTTTAAGCACCGCTATGACGTGATTATCGAGGATGATTGTATCTATTACGAAGAGATGGAAGAAGAAATGGTATTCACGCCTCGCTGGCTGAAGATACCTGGCAACCCTTATGGTGTTGGCCCATTCATTCTTTCCCTTGCTGATACAAAGACAATCAATAAGCTGAAAGAATACCTACTCAGAACATCTGCTCTCGATGTTGCTGGTGTGTACACAATCACCTCCGATGGTGCGTTAAACCCAAATACGATTAACATTGCTCCGAATACCTTTATTCCTGTTGAGCGTAACAACGGCGAGAACGGCCCAACTATTCAACGGTTGGACACGAGCACGAACTTCCAGCTTCAAGAATACATGATGAATGACCTGAAGGACTCAATCAGGAAAACATTACTCGATAACCGTTTACCAGCCGAGACTCCTCAGCCTAAAACCGCATTCGAGATTGCTCTGCGCATGAGAGAGTTTCAAATCAACATTGGTTCAGCATATGGCCGTGGGATGTTTGAATTGATTCAACCCATGTTCAAGCGGATGATTGGCATTCTGGCACGTCAGGGGCTTATCAATATCAACAAAGATGAGTTCAAGCTAGACAACCTTTATTCCAAGGTAAAGATTACCTCGCCTATCGCCCAGACCCAACAGGCGGAAGAGGTGCAGAAGGTAATGCAGAATTATCAAATGATTCAGGCCATCAACCCAGAACTTGCTCTAACCTCTTACGAAGTAGAGAAGTTCCCACAATGGCTTAACGAGATGACTGGCGCTCCAGCTAAATTGCTACGCCTTCCAGCGGCGGCAGAGCAAATGCAAAAAGCTATGGCACAGGCAGCGGTTCAACAACAACAAGGGGCTTAACATGACTAGTAGCGTAGGTTTTAACTTTACTAATATTGCGACGGCGACCACCACGGTTGTGAAATCAGGCGCAGGCAAGCTTGTTAAAATCATAGTAAACACTTCGGTGGCGTCCGGTGTTATCACTGTTTACAACAACACAGCGGCCAGTGGTGCAAAGATTGCCACGATTACAATGCCAGCAACATTGACGCAGAACACTTTCGAGCTTGATTTCCATTGTAGATTTCATATTGGCTTGACCATTGTGACCAGTGCTGCAACTGACATCACGGTAATACATGATTAATCAGCTTCAATGGAATCTGGACGAGCCTAGCACCGAGCACATCGAGGCGATGCGTGCTAAGCGGTATGAAGAAGACATCCACTTTCTCAAAGCGTTCAGCACCCCTTCTGGTAAGTTGGTGATGGATTGGCTTGCCAAGCATACTCTAGACTCACCCACGTGGTGGCCGCAGGGTGATTACGACAAATCCATCGCCTCAGGCTTCTTTCGTGAGGGGCAAAACTCTCTCGTAAGGCAGCTTAAGGCAAAGATGGAAAACGCCAGAACCTATAAGGAGACAACCAAATGACCGAAGAAGCCGTACAACCTGCCGCTGATAGCCTGTTAGTTGGCACAACCTCACCATCTTTAGACTTTGCCAGTGGCAAGCCTGATAATTTCCCTGATGACTTCTGGAACCCAGAGGCGAATCAGCCAGATGTCAACCGGCTCTTTCAAAGCTATGAGAGTGAGAAGAAGCGTGCGGAAGGTTTGAGGGTAAAGCTTTCTAAGGGCGAGTTTGAAGGCAAGGCTCCAGAGGATATTAAGGAATACACCCTAGAACTCAAGGAAGAGGTTAAGGGCTTAATTCCTGATGATGATAGGCTAATCATGCGTGCTAGAGAGGTTGCGAAAGAGGCTGGTCTTCCTAAAGAGGCGTTTGCTAAATTCATGCAGCCAATGATTGAAGAGGTCATCGCCATGCAGCAAGAGGCAACAAAAGAGGCCACACCAGAGGAAATCGCAGCGGCCAAGGAAGAAGAGATTGCTAAGCTTGGGGCCGGTGGACGGACAATGGTTGCGGCTGTAAAGGGCTTTATTGAGACTATGGCAGCAGAGGGTAAGCTTTCAGATTCAGAATCAGCGGCAGCGCAAAGCATGGTGTTTAATGCCGATACGCTCAAGGTAATGAACAAGCTGCGCTCAATGATTCAACCTTCAGGCGTTCCAGTTAATCTTCCTGTATCCAGCGATTCAAGTAAAAGTGATATTGAAGCTAAAATGGTTAAGGCGGCAATGGATAAAAACGAGGCAGAATATAACAAGTATGCAGCCATGCTAACTAAACTTTGATTTTTCTATTGCATTAACCACTATATGTGGTATATTGCACGTTAATAACGACCCTTGATGGTTCGCCCCCCTGCTGATGCAGCCGAGCATAAAAGGCCCTCTCGTTTTTGTTCTCAAACATTAACCTTATGGAGCTTTTATGACAACGACTGCATCAGTGCAGTTCCGCACTGAATTCGAATCCCTCGTTAAGCACGCTTATCAGGGTTCAACCAAACTGATGGGAACCGTACGCACCCGCAACAACGCGATGGCGAGAACCGTTTCTTTCCCTAAACTCGGCAAGGGTGTTGCTTCTCTCCGCATTCCCGGTGCGAACGTGACCCCAATGAACGCAACCCACACGGCGGCGACATGCACGATTCTCGACTACGATGCTTCTGATTACTCATACGTTGAAGATTTGGATAAAATCAGCTTCGATGAGAAAATGGAGCTTGTTAAGGTTTCTTCTAACGCTGTTGGCCGTGGCCTTGACCAAGTTGTGATTGACGCAATGGCAGCTTCTGCATTTGCTACTCAAGTGGCAATCACGGAAGGTGGCGCGAACACCTCTCTCAACATCGAGAAATTCACGAAAGCTTCCGCTCTCTTGAATGCTAACGGTGTTCCTGAGCAAGGTCGTTACCTCGCAGTTACCGCTGATGCTTTGATGGCGGCTCTTCGTGAAACCGAAGTTGGTTCTTCTGACTACAACCAAGTGCAAGCACTTGTTAGTGGCACTCTGAATACCTTCATGGGCTTCAAAATCATCATGATTGAAACCCGTACGGCAGAGGGTGGCCTTCCACTTGCTACGGCAAACCAACGCAACTGCTTTGCTTGGCACCAAGACGCTGTAGGCCTTGCAATGAACGGTGGTATTAAAACCAACGTTGATTGGATTCCTGAGAAGAAATCTTGGCTTATCAGCTCTTCTTTCGCTGCTGGCGCAGTAACCATCGACACCGACGGCGTTATCGACGTTCTGTGCTACGAAGCTTAATCATAGGAGAATCATTTTATGGCTTTTGATATCACATATTTAGTACCCATCACGGAGCAATCTAAGAAGGGTTCTGGCCTAACAATTTGGAGCTATTACACGCTTGATGCAGTTGCAACGGTTGACACCGCAGCATACTTCAACAGCGCGTCTAAACTCCTTTCTGTAGGTGATATTATCCTCCGCACCACATGGTCTACGGCCATTGGTACGGGCGGCACTATCTCAACCGCTGGGTTCCACATTGTAAACAGTAACGCTTCTGGTGTTGTTGACGTTACGGATGTTCTGGCGCTGACAGTGACTGACACAGATTAGCGTACAATAACGGGGGTGGGTTTAGGCTCACCCCCTAACTTCTTGAGGGCATATGGCAACGCGGGAATCAGTCGCTTCGCAGGCACTTATATTGCTACGTGCCAATACTATCAGCTCTTTCTCAGAAGAGGGCGAAGGCGAAATTGTAAACACATTATACGAGCCTCACATACAGGGGCTTTTGTCTATTTACCCTTGGACGTTCGCGACAAAGAAGCGGATGTTTTCACAAGACAGCACAGCGCCTATTAACGAGTATACCTACTCTCACATCTTACCTGCTGAAACACTTTTGTTGTGGGCGCTCTTTGATAGCAATCAGGTGGGCGCTACACCGGTAAATGATTATGATATTTACGGCACTGATACCGCTAGACGTATCTTTAGCAATTACTCAACCTTGTATGGTGACTATGTTTTTAGAGCAGATGAATCTGTTTGGCCGCCATACTTTGAGCAATTCGCTGTCTATTCTCTAGCCTCGGTTCTGGCGGTTCCTGTAACTGGTAACGCTGACCTTTCAAGTATGTATGAAACCATGGCTTATGGTTCTGGTAATTCCAACCGTAAGGGTGGGTTGTTTGGGGTTGCTACCTCTATGGAATCAAAACAAAAGAGAAATGAATTTATTGTTTCATCACCGTTGATTGACGCAAGGTTTTCTTAATGCCAAAGACGATACAGAACCGCTTTTCTCAAGGTGAGCTTGACCCAAAGATGCTGGGCAGGAGCGACCTTGACCAATATTTCAGCGCGGCACAGACGATGCAGAACGTTATTTCAATGCCTCAGGGTGGGTTTAAGCGCAGGGGCGGGCTAGAACATATTGATGAGATGCTGCGCGTCCTTACCTTTGTTTCTTCGCCAACCATTACACTCTCAAACGGTGGCACGAGCGGCAACATTAACGACCGCACTTATTCTACAACCTCTGTAACGACGAATAACATTAGCACGACCAATCCCTATGTGGTTGCTCAGTATGACTTAGGAAGTGCTCAGGATATTGCCGTTGTTCACCTTCAGGGTTTGAAGCTTACAGTAAGTGGCACGTCATCAGAGTTTTACATTCAGTGCTCTAATAACGCCTCAACGTGGACAACGATGGGTACGGCGCTTACTTTAACAACGACGGAAAAGCACTACTCTCGTAGAGTAGAGGCGAACTATCGCTATGTCCGCTTGGTTCGTATTGGGGCAACAGATTTAAGCACTAACAAGGTAAGTATTCGTGATATGAACGTTTACACCCAAGCAGCTAACTCTGCGCTTCGATTAGTAAATTTCGAGTTTAACTCTGACCAATCCTATATGTTGTGTTTCACTGACAGAAACATAGCTATATATAGAGATGGCGTGTTTCAGGTTGACGTTCCAGCCACGAATATAACTAGCTCGATGTTGGCAGATATAAACTGGGCGCAATCGGCTGATACTTTGATTATCTTCCACGAGGACATTAATCCGCAGATTGTACAAAGACAAGGTGCTGATGATTACTGGAGTGTTTCCGACCTTTCCTTTGATTACATACCGTATCACGCCTTTACAGAGACGGTTCAGACTGGTGCGGCGGCGGGGTTTGGCACTCTTACTCCCGCAGCTACAAGTGGAACAACCACTTTAACCGTAAGCTCTGGGACGTTTACCGCTGCTTCAATCGGGCAATACTGCGAGGGCAATGGTGGTGTTGCAAGAATCCTCTCGCTTAAATCCGCCACGGTTGTGAATGTTTACATAGAGATACCCTTTTATAACACCGACGCTATTCCCGCTGTTGATTGGGAATATGTTACAGGGTACGAGCCTGCGTGGAGTGTATCACGTGGCTGGCCTATATCTGGTACTTTCCACTCTGGAAGATTGTGGATTGGCGGAAGTAAATCCCGCCCAACGACAATCTGGGGTTCTAGGGTTGGGATATTCTATGACTTCGCTCTAGGCTCTCAGCTTGATGATGATGGCATTGAGGCGACACTGGACACCGACCAGTTGAATAGAATCACAAATATCTACTCAGGCCGTAACTTAATGGTGTTTACCACGGGGGCTGAGTTTATCATTCCTAGTAGTTTAAACGAGCCAATCACACCGGGCAATATCTCCACCTTAAGGCAAACCCGTGTGGGTTCTCAACGTGGATTACGTGTTACGGATATCGAGGGTGGTGTATTTTACATCCAAAATGGTGGGCAATCCGTTCAAGAGTTCATCTTTATCGACACAGAACAAGCGTATGGAAATAACCTAATCTCATTACTCAGTGGGCATTTAGTTAAAGACCCCTTGGATTTCTGCGTGAGACGTGCGACCTCATTAGATGATGGCGCGTTGATGGCTATCGTTAGAGAGGGTGGACTAGCTGCTATCGCTACTATCCAGCGCTCACAGGGGATTGGTGCGTTTACCAGCCAAACAACGGATGGTGAGTTTATTGCCTGTGGTGCTGATTATAACGACCTTTATTTCGGTGTTACTCGCAACTCAAGGGTTTATCTAGAACGCCTAAACGAAGAGCATTATTTAGACGCGAGTGTGAGAATAACGACCGGGCTTCCTACCGATACCTTCACAGGGCTTTCTCACTTGAATGGTGAAGAATGCCGAGTCTTCGCTGATGGTTCGGTATTGGCAAACGTAACTCCTACTGGTGGTAGCGCTACTATCGCACGTGATGCAGATGACTCGTGTGAAATAGGATTGTGGTTCCAGCCTTTAGTGGTTGACCTTCCGTGTGCCTTTCCTGAGATGAAAACGATTATCGGAAGGCTTCTAAATATTGCGTCAATCACACTCAGGCTTTACACTACCTCGTCAATTAAAGTGAACGGTAGAACGTTAAGTTTTAGGGGGTTTGGTGCCTCTGGTGGTGGTTCACCCTTAGACACCGCTCCACCGGTTTACACTGGAATTAAAAAGCTATTCGGGTTTCGTGGGTGGGATTACAATGGACAAATAACAATAACGCAGGATGAGCCGGGTGGGTTGGCTGTGTTGGAAATGTCAAAAAATGTATTAATGGAATCTACCAGAACTCGCGGTTCTGGTAGTATAGTGGGGGTTTAGATGGCAGCGGCTTTAGTACCAGTATTCACAGCGTTTGGCGCTAACGCTGCAACATTAGCAACCGTTGGGACGGTTGGCTCTATCCTATCCGGCGTATCAACTGCCGCATCGGTGTTTGGGCAAATCTCTGGCGGGGGACAACAGGCGGCTATAGCTAAGGCTCAGGCTCAACAGTACGAATTAGCGGCCAAACAAGAAGAGTTACGGGGTAGAGAACAAGCTGACAATATCCGCAGAAGCCTTCAATCCTCTCTAGCCTCACAACGCGCTATCTTTGGTGCTAGGGGTATTTCTCTTAACTCAGGTACGCCTCGCATATTATCAGCGGAGAGTTCTAACGCCGCTTCTAGAGATATTGATACCGCTCGGTTTAACGCTGGCCAAAGCGCATTTGCTTTACGCTCTCAAGGTGCTCAGGCGAGAATAGAAGGTAAAGCAGCTAAGATGGGCGGATATATGGGTGGTCTTAAAACAATCGGCGGTACAATCCTATGACAGAGATACCTAGATACGAATCTCGTTTTCAAATGAACGCCATGCCTATGGTGCAATATTCCACGGCTGGGGCAAGGCAATTACAAAGCGCTTCCGCTGAACTTGGTGCGTTTGCTCAGGGTATGAATCAGCAAGCTGAAAAGGTTGAGAGGCTTCGCGCTCAGGCTACCATGCGCGAGAACATGCACAGAATCTCACGGGAAAACAGCTCAGACCCAGCGGCGTTACAAGCAAATCTAGAGGGATTCAAAAAAGAATTTATCCCAAACCTACCCGGCAATCTTCAATCAGAGTTTGAGCAGCTTTACCGTTTAGAATCTATCGGCCACGTTGACATGGCCTCTAATAAATACAACGATAAGTTAAGGGCTGACACGCAAGTTGAGGGAATGAGAAACTTCTCAGCTATTACGAATAACCTACAAACGGCAACAAGGCTCTACGAAACAGCCCAAACGCCAGAGGCTAGGCAAGCTGCTTCTGATATGATGCAAAGCTCTCTTAAGGACGCTCAGGGCGTGGCTGATTTAACAGACCAAGAGGGAATGCCGATGTTTAGCCCAGCACAAAGGGTTGCCATGGGTAGTGAGGCAATAGCCTCACCAATTAAAGCCTTGAGCGCTAAAGGGCAGATGATGGCGTTAAATCCTCCGGTGGGGTTTGAGGCGAACTTGCCAATAATTAAAGGGTTTGAGGGTGCTGACCAAATCGTTCCTAACCCGGATGGAATAAGTCAAGAAACTGGTCAAATGACTTACGCTTGGCGCGGAATTAATAGCGAAGCTAACCCAGTAGCCTTTGCACAAATACAGGATTTAGTAGCTAAGGGTGATATTCAAGGGGCATCGAATATCGCCATTGCAACCTACAAAAAGAAGTATTGGGAAGATGTAGGAATTGATTCCCTGCCTGCGCGTTATCAAGCTATAGTGTTTGATGCCGCAGTTAATCAGGGCGAAGGGTATGCCAAACAATTAATAAATGAGATTAACAAAGGCGCAACGCCCTCGCAAATCCTAGAAATGCGGGAAGATAGATACAGAACCACAAAAGGAACGCCGCAGGAAAGAATAAGCTGGGCAAACCGCCTTCGAGCTTTAACGCCAATAGCGCTTGGTGAAAACGCCGACCTGTTAGACCCGGATATGAAAGCAACCCTAGAAAGGGGTGTTCAGCAGTCGATTGAACGCGAGCAGCAGTTAAAACAGAAAGACTATGCTGCATGGGCGCAGTTTAATGGAAAGACCGCTGACGAAGCGGTTGCAGAAGCGGGTGGTAGTAGATTTGTGCCGGTACTAGCAAACGAACAAGCCCAAACACTAGCAACTCAACTCTCTCAAGCCGAAGACCCTAAAGTGTTTACGGAAATGGGGCTTGCGCTCCAGCAGCAATTCCCAAAACATATGGAAAATGCCATTGGTGATTTAGAAAAGGCAAAAGCCCCATCCGAACTAACAGCAGCACTTAGGCTAATTGCTAAAGACCCCGTTGGTTACCAAAAGCAGATTCAAACCCTGCACGCGGCGTCAAAGATTAATGACGAAGAGATAAATCTAGGGCTTAAAAATATCGGTAAAGACCCAACCGATATTTCTGCAAATGTTGCTAAAGCATACCTAAATGACGATTTCACCGATATAGAGGCGTTTGAACTTACAAAAAACAACTTAGCTCCATATCAACTGAATAAGCAAGCAATGCTTACGAAATTTGCCAAGGTGTATATGTTCAATAACCCTTCCGCCTCGGTAGATGACGCGATACAGGCGGGAATGGCTCCCTATACCGATGGGTATAAAATAGGCAAAGTAAATGCCTATAAATTCAAGATTCCATCTACTTCAAACGCAGAGGCGTTAGAGCAGAGCATGAACGAGTTTTATCGTTATGAGGTTAGAAAGGCCGTTGCAGAGCCAACTAAACAATACGAGCTTGCAAACAATATGATTCCTGTTTTGGCAGATGATAACGAAACGTATTACTTTGTTGATGCCACTGGCGAGGGGATTAAAGTTGGTGACAGCCCATTGAGCGTTACAATCACAGATTTGAAACAGATGCAAACGCTTGACGAAAAACGCGCGCAACTAGAAGGCTTGCCATACATGCAGCGTGAGGCCGCTAGACGCGAGTTGTTTGGCATTGATGTTAAAGAAATAGAACAAGCCAAAGAGAGAAAAGCATTGGTTGAAAAAATGAAAAAGCCTGTTGGCTATGTAGAAAAGGCGGCTAAATGACATTAATAGCACGCCCTGCCAGAAGCTATGAACAAATGCCGTATTTGCCAGATACGCAGTTTGATAGGTTGTATGAACCTAAAACCGGTGCTGTTGTTGATGCTATGGTTTCCGATGCCTTTAATGGTGTTGGAACGGCCAATGCTGATAGTGTGGCTAATAGTATCGAGGCCGCGAATAAGACAGGCAAAAGAATAGACCTTGAAACTTACAAAAACTCACCGAGCTACCGTACAGATTTTCCCCATTATGCAGAACTTACAGAAGAAGGCGCAGCTTTAGCGGCTAAGAACATAGACCAATCAAGGGCGAGGCAGGAACTAATCGCAAAAGCTTCGGGTGCACAATATGCGCTTGGGCTTGGTGCCTCACTTATACTTGGTACGGCAGAGCAAAAGAATCTAATAGCTGGTTTAGCAACGTCACTGGTTGGTATGCCTATGTTAGGGGCTATTGCTCCTAAAGCTGGTAGGGTTAGGAATCTCTTAAACGCACGCAGGGCAAATGCTACCTATTCAGCAAAGGCTGGACTCGGAGCGACCGAGGGCTTGGTTGCGGCGGCTATTACAGAACCATCAAACAGATATTCCGCAAGTATACTACAAGAAGACTACACTATGATGGACTCGCTATTTAACGTAGCGACCTCAACGCTATTGGGCGCTGGCTTAGAAGTTGCACCTAGCTATATCCGTAACAAATGGAATGACACGCCTAATAAAGTAAGAGCTATGGATGTCATCACGACAGAACACGACCTAGCAGTCGAGCAACTCGCTACAGGCCGCAAAATTGAAGTTGGCGCGGTAGAGAAAGCCTATACTGGTGAGATAAGCAAGAAACCGGTGGCGGAGCAGATAAGGGCAAACAAGATTGATTTAACATCAGACAAATACTTTGACGATACTGCACTTGGTAATGCTAAAAACCAGAACAGCAAAAGCAGAGATATTCTGGTTTATCTTACTCCTGACGAATTTCTTTCAATAGCTAAAAGTGGAATTGATAAAACAAAAGCCGAAAGAGTTAAATCAATCGGTGATGCAGGGCAGAAGTTTAGCGATATACCGCAAATATCATTTGAGAATGACGGCAATGGCTTTGCCTATGTAACGGGACACGAGGGGCGCCATCGTGCAATGTACCTGAAGGAAAAAGGCGTTGCCAATATACCTGTTGTGATGCGCTCAACTACCCTCAATGCTGTTGATAGGCCAACTATTAGATGGGGCGAATTAGGCACAAAAAGCCCCGATGATTTTATTGCTCAGGGGTGGACATTCCCAACCAAGATAAGGCAACAAGATGGTGAAAATATAGTAGATTTTCCAATCAACATTGATGATATAGCTAACAATTCACGCCGTCTTGATACAGAAAACGCCAAGGCAATAGGCAACCACGTTAAGCAGCAGTTAGACCCTAATAACGACACCGCGATTGACACAATGGCAATCAGCCGTCTTGAGGATTACGAAGAAACCTTGATGGTGCAAAAGCACATCGACGAGCTAGAGAAAACCAATGCTTACGTTGATGAGTTGAATAAAATGGAAGCCGAGGGTATTATATCAAGCAAGGAACTTGATGACCTTATGGACGCCATGGAAGCTGTTGACGTTGATAAGTTACAATCCGCATGGGAAGCAGCCCGAATCTGCCTAACGAGGGGCTAATGAGAGATTGTGTAAAACGTATTGCAGAACAAGGCGGCCTTAAACCCTCAGAGGCAAAGGACTTGCTTGCTCAAATCGACAGAATGACGAAGAAGCTCGTCACGGCTGGATTTGACAAGGAGGAAGCCGTAAACGCCATTGTCAAAGAGCGCTCGGAGATTGTCGCTAGAAACGTAGCCAAAGAAAAACTAAACATGGCGCGGAATCTGGTTGTTAAAACTACTCTTAAGCGTCAGTTAAACGACTTGGTTGACCAAGGGCTAGAGCCTAAAGAGGCAATGAAGGCTATTCTAGAAGGTGTGAACTCAGCGGCTACTGGTGCGAAAGACTCGCTCGATGCCGCAACCACAGCTTTACAACAGCTTCACCTTAGCCGTTTTATTAAGAACCTCTACAAAGAGAATCTAATCGAGGCTTATAACAGCGGCCAGTTTAACGACGAAATAGGCGCGGCTTTGTGGGATATTTCACGCGGTGAGAAACCCACGGCAGGAAACAAACAAACTCAGCGCATGGCAGAAATACTGCACGACTCACAGGAACGTCTACGGTTGGCATTAAATGAGGCTGGTGCTGATATTGAGAAACTCCCTAGTTACATGATGCCACAACGTCACGACCTATCAGCGATGAAAGCGGCTGGGCGTGATAAGTGGGCGAATGACATGCTTGAGCTACTCGACCAAGACAAAACCTTTGGTGGGGATTACGACGACCTGTTTGATGCCCTACGGGGCGCGTATGATGCGATGCTGACGGGTATCCGCCAAGACAACAGCATTGACATGGATGCCAAGTTGTTTCAGTTCAGTGGCCCTTCTAATCTAGCTAAAAAGCTATCTCGCTCTCGTAAATTACATTTCAAAGATTATTCCTCATGGAAGAAGTGGAACGAAACCTACGGGCTTAAGAATTTACAGGATGGATTTATTGACTCGGTAATGCACCAGAGCAATCAACTTGCCATGCTAAAGCGGTTTGGAACAAATCCCGAAGCGATGCTTAAAACCGTAGCCAGTGAGTTTATGGGCGGGCAAAGAAGCAATCTCGCTGACGCTGGAACCGAAGGAGTGGATAGCTCAGTTCAAAGCATGATTGATTATGCTATGGGTAAATTAAACCACCCAGCTAGACCGTCACTAAATAAATGGGGTGGGAATATCCGTGCATTTCAGAATGTGACAAAACTTGGTGGCGCACTTCTTTCTTCATTCTCGGACGTGTTGCCACGGGCATTAACCTACCAACACCAAGGCAAAACAATCCTATCTTCATGGGCGCAAACCTTTCAGGACGTGGGGTATGGGTTTAAGTCAAAGAAAGACCGTATAGAGTTTTCTAATTACATGGGCGTTTATCTTGAAAGCATGGTTGGCGACTTAGGAAGTCGTTGGGGTGCTGTAGACGACCTGAAGTCTAAAGCTGCAAAACTTCAACGTACATTCTTTAAGTTAAATGGACAAACATGGTGGACAGACAGCGCGCGCCAAGCGTTTATGCGGGTTACATCCCACGAATTAGCCGTTAAGAAGGCCGCTTCGTTTAAGGATTTAGATGCCGACACAAAGCGGCTATTTGGGAACTATAACATTAAAGAGGCGGATTGGGATGCGTTCAGGGCGAATGTTAAGCAGTTAGACGATGGCCGTGAGTATATCGTTTCAGAAGGTCTTAATGATGAGTTGGCCGCAAAACTGATTGGTTACTTTACGGATAGGGGTTACAGCGCAGTGCCAGAGCCGGGTGCAACCGAGCGCAGGCTTGCTACCTTCGGAACGCAAGCAGGAACGCCAATAGGTGAGTTTACCCGCTTGGCCATGCAGTTTAAGACCTTCCCAATTACAATGGTAACAAAGGTATGGGGGCAAGCTCTTTATGGTAAGGGCAAGGCTGACATCCCTGCGATGATTCAGCTCGCAATAATGAGTGCGGTTATAGGTTATGGTATCGGCGCGGCAAAGGACTTGATTAAGGGCAGAACGCCAAAAGACCCAACCAAGCCAGAAACTATTTATGCGGCTCTGGCTCAAGCTGGTGGCTTTGGCATTGTTGGGGATGTGCTTTTACAAGATGGTTCATTTGGGCGACCTGTGTCATCTGCTCTGCTAGGCCCATCAATTGGCACATTTGACGATTTAATGAAAATATATAGTGAAGCAAAGAAGGGTGAGTTTGCAGAAGCGGCAGCACTTAGAACGGCTACGGGAATGATACCGGGGAATAATCTGTTCTACGTTCGTCCCGCTATGGAACACCTTTTCTTAATGCCGATTCAAGAACAGTTAAACCCCGGCTATTTACGCCGGATGGAACGCAATTTAGAGAAAACTTACGGACAAGAATTGTTTTACAAATAACACAACATGTGGTAGGTTCTACCACTAGGGGGCGCAAATGGTTGATACAGTAATAAATCCTAATGATGGCTTTGTTTCCATCACGGCTGTTGGCGGTGAAACCGAACTCGACTTCGACTTCCCGATTTACGAGAAAGCGCACCTTCAAATTATTCGTACTCGTAGCGGTGTAACAGAGACGCTAACCTTGGGTTCTGCTTATAATATCGCCGATGACCAGCTAGAGGTTTCCGCTGGTGGCACAGCTCTGCTCGTTAGCGCTGCTCAAGCTGGCGATGTGTATACACTACTTTTAAACGTACCAGAAGCGCGCACCACTGATTTCACCCAAGCTGGCGACCTATTCGCAGCAACGCTTAACCGTGAGTTTGACCTAACAACCCAGCAAATTCAACAGTTGCGCAGGGATGTTGATAAATCACCAACACTTCCTGATACCTCTACTATCACAGATTTAGAGCTTCCTACCCCAGAAGGTAGCAAACTGATTGGTTGGAACTCTGGGGCTACTGGGCTTCAAAACTACACTGTAAGCACAGACAATAATTTCTTAGGCACATCTGTTTCTTCAAACTCTATCGGAACAGGCACGAAAACTTTCACAACGCAGGCTAACAAATACTTTAACGTTAGTAGCTGGTTGTTGGTTGTGGATTCTGCCAGTGCCTCTAATTACATGATTGGTCAAGTAACGGCCTATTCAACAACTACGCTTACGTTAAACGTAACGGCAACTGGCGGCTCAGGTACAAAAACAAGCTGGAATATCTTTGTTTCTGGCCCTCCCGGTGCTACTGGCCCCACTGGCCCATCTGGTAGCGTAACTGACGGTGACAAAGGTGACATCACGGTTTCTGCATCAGGTGCAACGTGGACGATTGATAACGGTGTTATTACTGGTGCGAAGATTGCTGCCAATACAATTACCGGTGATAAGATTGCCCTTGGCTCTGATGCTCAGGGCGACATTATGTATTACAATGGTACTGACTGGGTAAGGCTTGCAGCAGGAACAAGTGGATATTTATTGAAAACAAATGGCGCTGGGGCTAATCCGTCATGGACTGCATCGGCTACAGTGGCCGCTGATTCTCAAACATTCACAACTTCTGGAACATGGACAAAGCCGGGCACGTTCGCTTCAACCTCTAGGGTTTTAATCGAGGCTTGGGGTGCTGGTGGTGGTGGTGCATCAGCCGCCAGTGGGAGTACCGGCACATCTGGAGGAACAACTACTGTTGGCTCATTGTTAAGCGCCCATGGTGGGGGCGGTGGTCAGTCTAGCACGTCTGCTTCTGCCGGCGGTGGCGGCGGCGGCGGTGTCACTGGGTCTGGCACCAGCAGCGGTACATCAGAGTTTGGTGTGGAAGGTCGCGGCGCAGTCACCGGCTTAGTACCATGTGGCGGGTATTATACTGGTGGTGGTGGTGGGTGCAGCAGCGCTACAGCTGAAATCAAAAATGGAGCAAGCTCTATTTATGGAGGCGGTGGTGGTGCTGGGCACAACACATTATATGGAAACGCAGGAAATTCAGTATATGCAGGGGCGGGTGGTACAGGAGCTGCAGCTGGAAGCGCCCCCGCTGGAGGGGGCTCATCAGGGCTTGGGGGCTGTGGTGGAGGCGGAGGCTCTTTTAGACATCGTTGGGTTGCCTTGAGTGCTATGGGGGCCACAGAGACTATTACTATTGGTGCTGGTGGTGCGGCGGCGGGTTCAGCAGGCGCTGGCGCTCGTGGCGAAGTAAGAATAACAGTATATCCGGGATAATTTATGCCAATCACATACAACCCTGAAACTAAGAAGTACGAGAAAGAAGCGAAAATAAAAGAGCGCACTATGAAAGTGACTTTTGATGGTGTTGACGGCGTAGATGGAAAAGATGGAATTGATGGTAAGGACGGACGCGATGGAATTGACGGTAAGGATGGCATTAATGGTAAGGACGGATTAAACGGCAAAGACGGCAAAGACGGCAAAGATGGTAAGGATGGCGCTAAAGGTGTAGACGGCACAGGTATCAAGGATATTAAACAGCCATCGCCTGACAAGATAAAGATTGAGTTGACGGACGGTCAAACGAAACAATTTACCCTTCCATCTGGTAGGGAAGTAGAGCTTAAATCCTCTGAAGATATGGTGTCATGGAGATACGCCGGTGATGAGGCATGGCAACCATTATTTACAATTCCAAAGGCAGGGGAAGCTGTTACCAATGTTCGTGGTGGCGGTGGTATTCGCTTTAAGGATATTGCCAACTTCTTCAATCCTTCTGACGTAAGCGTAGATTATGCCACAAAGACGATTAGCATTGTTGGTGGCGGCGGCGGCGGAACCCCCGCAGGGTCCACTGGTCAAGTCCAATTCAACAACGCAGGGGCGTTTGGTGCTGATGCAAACCTATTTTGGGATGACACGAATAATCGGCTAGGTATTGGCACGGCGAGTCCAGCGGCTCGGTTACATGCCGCCTCTTTAGCAACTGGCGATATTGTATCCATTTTCCAAGCTTTTGCTGGGCAAACTGCGGCATTGTCGGAATGGAGAACTTCTGCAGGGACAGTGGTTGCAGATATAGGTTCAACGGGCAACGCAACTTTCTCAAACACCACAGGCAATGCCTCAGTTGCGATTACTAATGCTGGCAATAGTGGGGCATCGTCAGCCTTGCAAGTTGGGACTTCATCGGTAGGGCTACATGTCTCTGGTGTCAACTATGACGTACGCATTGTTTCATCAGGCGCGGCTAGAATACCGTTTACCATCAAAGGAGCTGCATCACAGACGGGCAACCTTACAGAATGGCAAAACAGCGCGGGGACTGTCCTTGGTGCCTTTGATGCAACTGGGCGGCTTGGTGCAGGCATAGCTCCTGCATGCGCTCTACATGTGTTTGGAAACAGCGCACGCTTTCAGCTTGAGAATGATGCCACCCATAGGTTGTGGTTTCAGTGTAGCACCAGCTTATCTTACATCTCCCAAATATCCGCAGTGCCACTTGAATTTAGAACCAGCAACGTGAATAGGCTGCATTTGACAGCCGCTGGGCTAGTTGGTGTAAACACATCAACCCCAATCGGTCAGTTTGGTGTTTTCTCTGGGGCGGCTGGGACTATTGGCGCTGTTATTCGAGGTGCAGCTTCCCAGACGGCTAATTTGACGGAGTGGCAGAATAGTGCGGGTACTATGTTATCATTTATAGGTTCTGATGGAAACTTTTATGTTGGCGCAACTACTACTACGGCGGTGACATCTACAAGGCTTTCTTATGGTGCGGGAACTTCTACCGGATGCTCACTGCAATCAGGCGGCGTAACAGTTGGCCCCAGTGCAAAATACAATTTCAGCCCTTCTAACAGTATTGCCGCGCCAGATGTTGCCATATCACGAAGCGCTGCTGGCCTTATACAGATTAATAACGGAACCGCTGGGACATATCGTGACTTGATATTGAGAAATCTTCAAGTCAATGGAATCACAGCGTTTAGTGATGGTGTTGGCGTAGTGGGCATTGGGAACGCAACCACCGTACCAACCACCAACCCGACATCTGGCGGCGTTCTTTATGTTGAAGGTGGCGCTTTGAAATACCGAGGGTCATCGGGAACTGTAACAACACTGGGAGCTGCATAATGGACTTAACACAACTGACTGAAGAAGCTTTAAAAGCACTGGGCTACGAGCAAGTAAAAATGCTCAACGCCGCACAAAACAACCTCGCGCTTATCGAGCAGGAGCTTGCCAAGCGCCAACCTAAAGGAGAAGAACAATGACCGATAAAACCATAAACCTTGCTATCACTGGTGATGGAACCGTTATTGACGCAGCAATGGATGCGTTCGTAAAACAAAACGGCTGGACTGCTGAATCCACAGAAACGCAGGAGCATAAGGCACGGGATGTACTGCGTGCATTCATTATGCAATCCGTTGAGGCGTATAATATCAACCAAGCGAAAGATGCGGCGGCAGCGGCAGCAAAAGCACAAACCGAAGCAGCGCTTGATTTAACCACCATGACATTGACGGTGGCGTAACATGCATTGCACCGTCCCCTCATATCTCAAGCCATGGTTTAATAAGCACTTCGCGGAGGAGTGCGATTGGCATGATTTAAGGTATGTGTTGAGGGATATGCCTAAGACGGTGGCTGACTTAATGGTGGCGTGGAAGATGGCTACAAAGTACAAATGGAGCTGGTGGCTTATGCTATCCTTTGTAGTGCTTGTGCTCCATCCTAAAGCTTACGGAATGTGGTATAAGGATGAACTTGGCATATGGAGATGGTAAGATGTCAAAGGACAGTGAGAAGGTCGAGGAGCTTTTAGCATGGAAACACGAGCAAGAGAAGCAAGAGGCCGTGGAGAAGGCAACGCAGGGGTTTGTCATGCTGCGGTGTACAACGGTGCTTGTGAGCGTGTGGGCTTCTATGGTTGGTATTGGTGTCTGGTTATCAGAGCATTTCAATGGGGTGGAGGCCGCTGTAAAAGCATTCATAGCAGCAGAGTACAACAAATGATGACAAATATCGCATGTGTAATAATTCTAATGCTTAACGGCCTTTTTGCCCTTGGGCTTGGCGCCTATGTGCAAGTTGCAACCGAAATGGCGGTAGAGGCCAAGTATCACGCTGGGCTTTCTATTGCCGCTTTAGGAGAGGTCGGTATTTATGAAGCCCACACTTGGTAGAACGCAGCAAAAGATTAGCGGCATTCGCTCAATTCTAAGGATTTACAACAAGCGCATAAAGGGCTTGGAAGAGCCAATTGACGAAATAGCCGAGGCGCTGATTGGTATCTACAGGGCTATAGCCCTGCTTTGGTTTTTTGTTTTTGTAGCGATAGGGATTGCATTGGCATGAATCTATCAAAAAACTTCACCCTTGAAGAGCTAACCTTTAGCCAAACGGCGGCTAGGAGGGGGATAGACAACACGCCTAATGAGGATGTGTTTCGCAACCTCAAGCGCCTATGCGCTCTTTTGGAGGATGTTCGCGATGTATGTGCCGCTCCAATTATTATTTCTTCAGGCTATCGCAGTCCAGCTCTCAATGTCGCTGTGGGAGGAGCTAAGAAGTCACAACACACAATGGGTCTGGCCGCTGATTTCACCGCCAAGGGATTGACCGTTGACGAAACCGTCCAGATAATTATCGAAGCAGGGCTTCCATACGACCAAGTTATAAAAGAGTTTAATTCATGGGTTCATATTTCCATCCCCCAATCCCCTACCACGCCGCCTAGGTTGCAGGCTTTAACCATAGACAAAGAAGGAACGAGGATATTCGCATGATGCCATTACTCGCGCTGCTCCCAGTTGTTGAGAAACTCTTTGACAAATTCATCCCCGACCCGCAGGCGAAAGCCAAAGCATTGCTTGAGTTGAAGAAGGAAGAAAACCAGCAAGCCTTGCAAGAAATGACGCTCGCCCTGCAAGCTGACCAAGGCCAAATGGAGATAAACAAGACAGAGGCGGCCAGCGCTTCCGTGTTTGTTTCTGGGTGGAGGCCTTGGCTTGGGTGGGTATGTGGCACCGCATTCGCTTACCACTTCGTTCTACAGCCCCTTTTAGCGTTTCTGATGGCCTCGGCAGGGCATAAGGTGGTTTTACCAATGTTCGACATGGAAGCATTAAACACAGTGCTTTTTGGTATGCTGGGGCTAGGTGGCATGCGCACCTATGAGAAAACGAAAGGCGTTACAAAATGACAAATAAAGAGTTTGTAAAATACTGCGCCATTGCGCTTGGTTCATACTGCCTTAATAGGCGCATGGACAAAAAGGAAGAAGAGATAATCAGTTTATTTCAGGATGCATTGGAGCGTTTAGATGGGCTGGCTTCTGCTTGACACGTGGTGGTATGAGGAGTATAATGACGGGGTACTACCTACGTTTTGACTCCTAGTGGATGCTCACTCAGCCCCGTCTACTACTCCCTGTAGGGCGGGGCTATTTTTAGCTCCTCTAATAGCTTCACAACCTCCTCAGCCTGACGCTCTGGCCTATAGCCTATAAACATGCCTATGGTGAAGCTTATCTGCTTTACGAGTTCCTCGCGGGTCATAAGACCCCCAAGTAAACACCAAGGAAATAGCCTATCGTCAACTCTGCATACACCACCGGCATATCGCCGTGGTTAGGGAATTGCATCAATAGCTTCTTAAACACGTAGTACGGCAAGCCCTGAAGCATTAGGAGTAACCCTACAAGCGCCAAAGGGTCATCGGTATAACCATAAAGCAAACCAACCGGAATCACGCACGGAAGGCCACGAAAGAAGCCGTAGAATATGGTTGATACGCGCCACGTCTCTGTAATGGTCATTCCACGGGGTAAGAACCCCCTAACAACAACCGTAAAACGGTACATCCACTGCCAGTGCGGTGAGTCCATGCGAGCCTGTGAACGCCCCATCATACATGAAAGCATAGAGGATGTTGGTGGTACGGCGTAGACCGCTAGAAACATAGCCCACGCAATAATCACTACTGGGTCGGCGCTTGCGAATAGAATTAGGGGAATCATGAACAGAAACCAATACCCCTTAGAAACCGTGTTATCCCCACGGAAGCGGTTTAGAATAGCTGTGATAAATGGTATAATCATACTGGTTTCCTCCAGATAAGCCATAAAAGGGTGGTGAACAGGGTGATGATACAGGCTAAAGATAAATAATCTATTAAGAGCATGGGCGTTTATTCCACTCCTCTAGCTTGGCGATTACTGTATGACCAGCGCACTTATTATCTGAACACCTGTAAAAATTAGTCCACGATACGTTACCTACCTTTTCGGCTGGCTTGTCACAGAAAGGGCAATTTAATGGCTTCATATCTTCCTCTCGCGGTATTTGTTGAGTGCAGCACGGGCTTGCCATGCCTCCTTTCTTGCCGGTGAGGGTATTAAGCAGTTAAGCGAGCACCATCTTTCAAACGCCTCTTGCTCTTTATCCCCCTCACTCACGTCTGGCTGCTCAAATGCGGCGAGGGCTTCAGTCTTGAAGGCGAGGTATCCAGTCTTGAATGATAATTCATCAAGTGACGGGTCTTCTGCGAATGCCTTGGTTAGAGCCTCTCCGTATGGAGTAAGCGGCGCGGTTGTTTTATTGTTTGTCATTGTTTTAGCTCCTCTGGCAGGTTGTTAATGGCTTTCCTCGCGGCTACTTGCCAATGATTGTTTTCACCGCCAAGGTTGTTGATTGTTTGATATTCCTCTATATCGGCCAGCAAGCCCTTCAACGCCGCCACAAGCTGCGGGACATACTTAGAGTTTGATGCGGCTATGGCTGCTTTGGCTAAAGATATGTTGTGTGTTTTGGTGTCATCAGTTGTTTGGGAAAATGGATAATCATTATAATCATCCGCATCCCATATAGCCTCTGCAACTGCCACTTCTTCGCGTGTGTTGGTCATGCTTTTACATCCTCCACTAATCTTTTTTGCAGCTCAATTAATTCATCTTCAATTGCATCCGCCTTGAATTTTAGAGTCGCTGCATCAGTGCGTAGTTGGTTTGCCGCAAATTGCCTTGATTTTATGTATTCATCAAGATTCCAATTGCTTGGCTTAAATCTGTAGGTTATATCTCCCATACCCTCACTCCTTACTGTTTCTGTTGCGTGTGTTTGTCATGGTTTTACCTCTTCAAAACGAAGTGTTTTAATATTGTCCGTTGTCGTAATAGTTAGCTTGTATTCGCCCAAAAATAAGAGAATTAATATAACCGCAAAAAATATTCCCCAGCTGTCTTTCATACCCTCACTCCTTACTGTTTGGTTTGTTGGTTACGTCTTTTTCTTCATATCTGGCTAGCTTATCCGCAAGTTCAAAAATTATTCTGTTCTGCTCATTTATTATCGACAACGCCTCTGGCAATGATTCAAAATAAGCGGCATCGGCTTCTTTGTTGCGCCATACACCAATCAACTTCTTTTGTTTATCAAGCTCGGGGAAATCAATGCAATACGTTCCTCTGTAACGCTCGTGTGGGCGCACCCTGTAACCATATTGGGCGTTGCTATCCTCTGCCAGCTTTCTAAAATCCGAAACTCTATTCAAAATACTGATACTCATTTCCAATCTCCCATAACTTTACCTATCGCGTTTTCCTGCATATCTTTAAGCCAATCCTGATAGAATCTTATCTTTTTTCCCATGTGGACAACATCAAAATACGCATTATTCTTTTTGCCATAGCGTGAAAGAATAACTCGCACAGCTTTCGTAGTCCCAAACTGATTAAGCTTATATAAAAAGCCGTTTTCATCGGTTGCGTATTTTCCACCTACGCATTTAATAGGTACTAACGATACCATACTAATCCCCCACCGTAATGCCTAGGGTTGCGAGGGCGGGCTTGGCTTCTGGCAATGCTTTGTGCCAGAAATTATCTACGCACCACTCAACGTGAACCTTGTCTATACCAGCGGATGATTGATATTCGCGATAAATCGCCCTAGCAATCCTCTCCAACTCCTCCGCGCTTATCGTGCGGGGTGCTTTGGCTGCTTCGTACAGCGCAAAAATATCGGCATCATTATTCAGCTCTTTCGCACACTCCTCCAGCAACGCATCCATTTGCTTAGCTACGTGCATAAGTTTGTGGCATTCGGCCTCGACAATTATGAGTGCTTCTTGAATTGACTTCGCGCTTGCCGCTCGCTCTAAACTAAATGTATCGTCAAGTTGCTCTCGTAGTGTTTTCATAAATAAACCCCATCTTTTTTTCCGCATTGTGGACACTCAAGCTGCTTGGTATCTAGTGGATAAACAGCAACCCATTTCTTCCCGCAAGCCACGCACTCAACCGATGCTGTGCAGTGTTTGCGGTGGTCGTCTATGTGTGTTATTTTATCCATTTATGGCCTCACGGATTAGTTGCACTTGGCACGCAGTAAGCGTAGCCAGAACCATACACATGCTTTGAGCGTCAACTTCCTCGCCAGCAATTGCATCAAACATTTTCTTTGCAATGCGTGAGTTATCTTCGCCAATTCCGCACGAATCTATAAAGTCGTAGTAGCTGTATTTTTTGTTCATAAACTCGGCTCCTTGTCACACATCCCGTTATTGCGCTTCAATTCCTCAATGTGCCTGTATGCTGTGATCAGCATTTGCTCTAGGTGGAAAAGTCTATCCCACACATCATTAAACTTGCGTGATATTTCGCCTTCTTCCTGCACTTTAGCGCGGGAAGCCCATAGCTTTTGAGCTTCTTCGTAATAGAGCTTATCGGCGCTTTGTATTCCGCCCAGTGTATTGCATCCTTGGTGTATCGCGTTCATTCTTCATCCCCCTTCAATGTTGCAAAAAACGTTGGACTATACCCGCACCCAACATCGTACGTTTTCCAAAAAGATTCGCCATCAAGGCTAACCTTCACCTGTAGAATATCCCCATGCTTAGGCGGGTCTCCACGCTGATAAACACGCTCGGCATATTCCTCAGCCGCCCATGATTGACACACAGCCTCAACCATTTCAGCCTCGTTTTCTTCTTCATCGTCTGGCGCGTAACAAAAATAGGTTTTCATATTCCCTCTCTAAAACTTTCTTTTAAATTCTGATTTCCATTCAACTGCGCCACAACAGCGGCAGTATCTGTAATCAATTTCCCTTTTGCCTTCGGTAAAATGATGAGTAATAAAATCATCAGTCCAATCAGACCAAAAATGTCTGAACAACCCGCAAAAAAACTTATTCATATTCCCTCTCTAAAGTTTGGCGACCACCTCCGGATACACGCATCCCCCATCCATACTGGCGGCCTTTCTGTCAAAGCCTAGGCTCTAACCGTATGCGCTTCTGCCCTTGCGGGCGGTGGTCATAAAATTATCTCCCTCTCTCTATCTGTGCATGGGTGTTAGCCATCTTGTGCGCCATCTTCATCTCTGGCAGCGAATCACCCCGCACCCACTTCACCGACTCAAGCTTGTGGTGCGCCTCATACATCACCTTAAGCCATAGCGAGTGGCACTTCTCAGGTGGATACCATCCAGCCCCACATTCCTTGATGCACATAAGCCCATCCACGATAGCGGCATGGTCACAAACAATGCTTATCTTTCCCTCTGATGATTCCAGCGCCTTATACACCGCGCAAAGCTCCGCCTCGTAATTATCCTTACATTCAAAGCGTCCACCTATTTCGTAGTTCTTATCACCACGAACGATTGCCGCCCATCCACCTTGTTTGGCATATGAGCCATCTACAAATGCTGTTAGCATACTATTCCCCCTGTATTTCAACTCCTAGGTTATACATAATCGTTCCGAGTTCTTTGAGGGCCTGTGCACCCGCGAACCTCTTTTTGTTCCTCAGTTCAACCGAGGCTTTTAGTATTTCTTCGTTTTCCCGTCCGTATATGCTACCCAAGTCATCCCGTATCCTCCGAAGCAGGTCACTCACTGGCAGCGGTGGAAAGTCTATCACCATTCTTCGCCTGCGTTTATTTTCCTGTTCATTTCTGCAACCGTTGCCATCTTAAATAGCCCTATTGACTCAAGATAGCTTCTTGCCTCGTACACCGTTTTTAGTCCTAGCTTTTTGTCTATGTCTAGAAACGGCCTTCCCTTGTAATACATTTCCACGATTTGAAAGTGTTTTTCGTGCGGTTTCATTTATCCCCCTTAAGTGTTTCTTTTTAAGTAAAAGCTTTATCAAATCCATAAAGCTCGGAACCTCTGTTACACCCTGCTCCCACTTAATTAGCGTTCCTCGCCTGTATCCCAAAAACTCAGATAACTGTTCTTGAGTCAGACCCAAACTTTTTCGCCATTGTTTCAATTCTTCCTTTGTCATATGTATCTTTTATCCTAGTTTGCTGTTGCTGTCAATACCCAATCTGAAATTATTTTTTGTGCCTCGTTATAGCCGTATGCGACATTGTAAGAGTGTTGGAATCCGTGGATATCAAACAACTCTTTCCACTCTTTCTGTTCTGGAGATAACCTTCCCGTGGTGGTTTTCAGCTCAAGAAAAAGCACTGCACCACTTGGATGGAAAAGAATAAGGTCTGGTATTCCCACCGAACCAATACGCTGCTTGCGTTGGTTTTCATTGCTTGTGGCAGTGATGATGATTTGCGGGTATGTATTGTGCACCAAGTAAATCAAATCATTTTGAATGGTTAGCTCAGCCCTTACCATGGAATCGTGTCCCCGCCTAAATCTGGTTGATCCACAGCATACGCTCTGCGGATTTCTGGAAATCCTTTTTTATTGTAAGACCTCACAATAGAGATTGGTTTCTTGTTGTGAATCTCGCAATGCTCAACAAGTTGCTCAGCGGTTAGCATCTTGATAGTAGCAAGCGAATTATATGCAACATGCGATTCACCAAGATAGGCGGCAAACTTGCCTGCCACCCACTCATTTTCATGGTATGGCATGAAATACTCGGTCACAGGCTCGTAGCGCTCGTTCACCATGTAATTCACTACAATCATTGGTTGTCGCGTCTTTTTGTTTGGCTTGGTGTAATAGCTCACATCTTTCACCGTAAGCATTTCTGGCGGTGTGTTGTGGTCGTAAACCGTGTTTGATTCAGTGTCATGCTTCCTTTTGTGGTCAACCGTTGGCGTTTCCGCTGGTGGGAACTCATGGCCGCAATCAGCGCAGCGCATGTCTTCCACTTTCACATAGGTTTCGCATACTGGGCATATTCTACCCTTTGGTTGTACACGCTCGCCTTTGGTGGATTTACCTTCATACGGACTGCCAAGCGCTCCATGCTCAATCAGGTTGTTGCCCATGTCAAGAAGGAGGAAGTCTTTTTTGTTTTCATATAGCCTAGTTCCCCTAAGTGCCATTTGCTCGAATAGCCCTTTGCTTAGGGTGGAGCGCAGTATGGCGACCATATCAACCCACGGAAGGTCATAGCCAGTTGTCATTAGATTGTTGTTGCAAATAAACTTTGGCTTTGAATTTATTATATCTTCCAATTTGTCTTTTGGTGTTTCTCCATCAACATAAACAGATTGCTGCCCATTGTCTAACAAGGCCTGATTAACAATTGCGGCATGCTTCCTGCTTTGACAAAAAACAATAGCATGGTTTCGAGTGTTTCCATATTTAATCAATGATTCAATTGATGCCTTCAGAAGGCCTTTTTCAAGAAAAATACCTTCAAGCTGCCCATCCACATAGTCACCAAGTTTTACATCAACCGTAGATAGGTCTGGCGTTATAGGACATTTATTTGTTGGTGGACACAAATAGCCCTTATCAATAAGCGGCTTCATTGGTATATTGCATATTTCTTCGCCCCATGAAATGTTGCCGCTTGAAGTTCTGTATGGGCTGGCCGTGAACCCTATAATTCTTGGGTTTCCACATTTTTTTATAAATTTCCAATATTGAGTCTCGCTTTCGCTGTCTGGGTGAAGGTCGTGCACCTCATCAATGAGAATAATATCTGGTCTTAGATTTTCCTCAAGCCTTGATATAGATTGAATCGTGGCAAAAGTAATTTCTTTGTTATAATCATATTCTCCTATCGAGGCACAGTATATGCCAGACCGCGCCTTATTGTTTTCTGAGATTTTTTCTCTGTTCTGCTTAAGAAGTCTCTCGCTTCTAGTTAGAATTATTATTTTTAATGGTAACAATGATTCGGCCAGCTTAGATATTATTATTGATTTCCCACTCCCTCCAGCCGCAACTACAAATCCATTGCCATCCCTATACTTGATAAAGTTTTCGCAGCAATCTATCGCATATTGTTGGTAATCTCTAAGCTGGTATAAGGGCTTGCTCATCGCTAAATCCTCTGCGTTTTCTAGCTCTAATTGTTGAGTAATTAATCCCTAAAATTTCTGACCATTCGGCCATTGATTTTGTTGTTCCATTTTTAGTAAGCATTTTGTTACTGCGCGTGTTTCGATTTTGTTCTTTTCTTGTTGCCCACCTGCAATTAGAGGGTTCGTAGTTTCCATTGTTATTCATTCTATCTAGGGTATAGCTTTCGTTAGGTTTTTTACCCATATCGCTTAGAAAGTTCTCAAATGAATTAAGCCATCTATCGCAAACCATTATCCCTCTTCCCCCATAATTGGGATAGAATCTGTTTTTTTTGTTTGCGCATCGCGCCTTCATGTCAAGCCAGCTTTTATATTCTTTTGTTTGAGTTTTCCCAGTCAACGAATGTCCATGAATAAAATTATTTTCCGATGCAGACTTTTTTCTATGGCAACCACATGATTGAGTTTTTTTTGACTTCAAATGCTGTCCAAGAATTGTCTTGCATTGTCCGCAATCACACCTGCATAACCAGTACACTCCGTATTTTTCTTTTTTATGTATTTTTATAACAGTTAGAAAACTGTATCTATATCCCGTTATATCAACAAAATTGTGACCGCCTCGCATAAATACCCCCGAAAATGTTTTACGCATCTTGCGGGGGTATTGATGTTGTGTCAAGCAAATTATGGCAAATAATCTTCTTTGTAGCTTTCAGAAAGATATTTTTTAACCTCTGTATATTGGGGGTTTTTCTTCTGCTCGGCAACCACAACTGTCATAACTCTCCCCTTAATCGGAGAGGCTGGTGTAATTGGTTTTCCAGTAGCGTCGGCTATGCGCTTTAGCGTAGCTTTCGCTATATTGGCTGTTTGCTGGTTTTGGTGTAGGGTGTTGTACCAAACCCTAGCCTTTCTTCCCTTGTTTTCTCCAGAAACAATTTCATACTCGACAATTAGGCCGTTGCCTTTTTCGTCCTTGTCTTCTGAAACTGCCATTACTTTATATGTGCCGACTGGTAGGCCAGTTTTTTCTTCTGGAACATCATCGGTTGAGTCAAACCCATAGTAATTAGTCATTTCGTTATCTCCTTGGTTAATAGTTTATAGTCGATAGGTATTTCGTTTTTCAGTTGCATACGCCCCCCGCCCACGAAACTTGGGCTACCTCCAGCATAAAGCACTGCTTTTTGCTCGGATGTCTTTCCCTCACTGGTTACATGAAAACTATAATCAGCAAAGAGTAATAAATCAGCCCATTCAGCTACACGCGCCGCAAGCTGCTTAGATAGCTTCAATTCGTTACGTTGGAATGGGTCTTTGGTTGGTAAATCCACTTCTTTAATCTGGCTGTGTGCAATGACAATAGCCTTGATGCCCTTCTTCTTATAGATTGCATCCAACCATGTCATTAGCTTGGCAGCGTCTTCTGATGCCACTACTACGCCACGGAAATACGCAAAGTCCTTGACTGCTGGGTCTGTAATTGATTTGGCGTTGTATTGCTTGCATAGCCTTTGTTGTGCCAGCGTCTCCAACCAATCAAGTGAATCAACCGCGATGGTTCCACACTTGAAGTCTGGCGATTCATAGATATATTTTAACCATCCAAGCACCTCATCATAGGTGTTTAGTTTTGGGGTGGCGCGCACCCTATTTGGTAGATAGTCAAGGCCGCCTTCGATATTAATAAAAAACACATCGTCCGCTTGTGCAGCAAATCTGCTTTTACCAATCTTTGGTACTCCATAGATTACCATTTTCGCTGGTAGCTCTTTCGATTCTCCAGCGGCTGTTTCGGTGAACTCAGTCATAAAGTTTTACTCCTTAATGTAATGTGGTTGGACTCTTTTATTGTGTACCAGTTCGCCCCTTCAGGTCTGGTATTCTTGATTTTCATTTTATCAGGCTCGCGCTTGATTCTGGTATATTCTTCTGGCACAGCCTCAACGTTTGGTATGTCAACACTCTCGCTTTTGCCTAAAAATATTCTGTGATTGCCACACGAAAACTGAATCACACCATTCGCTGTGCAATAATCGACCAAAGCTTGCTCAACATCGGCGAGTTGCTTTTCAAATGATTGCTGCACGTCCTGTGCTGCTTTCACATTACTCTTTGCACGCTCCAAACTATTGCGTGTACCAATAAGCATGTCGATTAAAAGGTGTTCTTCTTCGCTATATGTCATTGAATTCTACCTTTATTACATTACTATCTTCTGGCGTTATCTTGAGTTCTTTCGCTTGCGTTGCTCTTAGCAAGACTTCGCTAATAGCTTCGACATTGTAATAAATGCCCTCAAGATGTTGTTCTATTCGTCTCAATGTCTCTTCCATATTATGCCGCTATATAAAGTTGGGGTGAATTTAGAAATACCTGATAAGCGTCTGAATTTTTTTTGTAATTGGCTTCACCAATAGCTTTTTCCAGTAAAATTTTCTTTTCTTGTTCTATTAAATCAAGTCTGGCGCTTTCTATAAATACCTTGTGCACACTTTCTCTTTTAAGTTTTTCTTCATCGCCATAAACATACCCATAATGCACACCATGCTTCTCTTCCAAATAAGAGATGGGGTGTGGTACAAAGGTAGAGGATTTTTCTTTCAGAATATTAATATAGGATTCAATATCTTTCTTGTTATCTGAATAATGGTAGAATTTAGTTTGACCGTAAAACTCTTCTAATGGCCATTTTGTCACCCTAGACCTTCTAAGCTCACTTCCATTTGACCAAACAATATGAATTGTGCTGTCGCGTTTTTGTTCCGCATCCTTCCAAAAATAATTCACTCTCCCCCAAACCACGCCCTTGATTTCATAGTTTGCATCAAGAATTGACTCTTCTGGAATTTGCTTAAAAATAGAAAGCGTAAGCTGCCTATTGTTTATGTGTATAGCTTTAATCTCAACAGATAGCGTTGAAACAGAAGCCTCTTTAATTAAAATGTTTCCCTTCATTTGGTGGTCTCCTTTTTGTTGTTGACACGACTAGGTATAATATGCCATTTATTCTACGTCAAGAACAAAATCACACAAAGGAGAAAAAATATGCAGTTTGGAAAAACAATTAAAAAACAAAGGAAAGACAGGGGTCTTAGCATTAAAGAGGCTGCTGATTTGATGAAAATAAGCCAAAGCCATCTTCACTACATAGAACTTGGAAAGATTGAAAAGCCAAAGATGGAAACGCTTTACAAGCTTATCTGTTTTTATGGTTTGCCAGTAGATGACACGTGTCAGGCTGCAAAGCGTGTGCCGATGGATGTCTACTACAAAATAGCCAATAACCGCCATCTTTGGAATCACATTCGCACTATTGAGGTGTAGCATGTCCCTTGAATCCCTGCTTGCAGACTTGGGCGCGATTAACGTCGGCCACATTCCTGATGATGGCGAGCTATACCGCTTCCACGTTAAGGGTAAGACAGGGAAAAACGCATGGGCTGTTAAGTTTGCAGGTGGTGAGGCTGGGAAATATGGGTGCTGGGGTGTAACCGATGAAGACGGTATTTTTTGGAGCGACAAGGGCGCGGTTATAGATGATGCTAAGCGTGAAAAATGGCGGCTTGATAGTGAGCGCATAAAAGCACGCAAGATTGAGGGCTGGGAGCGCGTAGCGCGTGAGTGTGCGTCTAAGTGGGAAGCCATTGTGGGCGGTGGTGAAAGCGAATACCTACAAAGGAAGGGTGTGCGCGGTCATGGTGTTAAGGTTGATAGCGCCGGTGTTCTTTGGATCCCCTTGCGTGATAAGGATGGAAAGCTATGGAATCTCCAGCGCATTACAAGTGGGGAAAAGCTATTCGAATCTGGTGGCCGTGTATCTGGATGTTATTTTATTATTGAAGGAACCGCTGACAGGGTGGTGCTTTGCGAGGGTTATGCAACAGGAGCTTCGATTCATGAAGCGACAGGATATCGCGTGATTGTCTGCTTTAATGCTGATAACATGGTGAAGGTTGCGGAAGTTTTTAAGGACGTACCAAAGGTTGTTGTCGCCGCTGACAATGACGAAAGTGGCAAGGGAGAGGCCGTAGCGCGGAAGATTAAAGACTTGTATGGCATTGGCTATGTCATACCACGGTCACTTGGGGATTTCAACGACCAACTTGGTGATATTGTACCATTACTTATGGAATGCGTGGAGGCATTCAGCTTGGCTCATTACCTAGATGACAAAACCAAAGCACCCGATGACCTTATTTCCCCCCGCGTGTTAGTTCCAAACGGTATGTGTTTGTTTGGTGGCGCTCCAAAGGTTGGAAAGTCTGATTTCATTCTTTCATGGCTTATGCACATGGCAGCTGGTGTTGAATTTATGGGAATGAAGCCAGCACGACCGCTGCGGGTGTTCTACCTTCAGGCAGAGATTGGCTATCATTACATTAAGGAGCGCATCGCGCAGGTTGATATTGAAAGGCGTAGCATAGACGTTGCGCGCGGCAACATGGTCATTACCCCACGTATGCGCATGTTGCTTGATGCTGATGGTGTGGTCAAGGTCGGTAATGCTATTAAAGCTATGGGTGGGTGCGATATTATAGCTATCGACCCGCTCCGTAATGTTTTCGATGGTGAAAGTGAAAACGATAATGCCGAAATGATTAAGTTTCTGGTTGGCAGGGTTGAGGCACTGCGAGCCTATAGCGGTGGTGATGCCGGTATTATTATGGCGCATCACACAAAGAAGGTCGCAAAAGACGAATTGGCAATTGACCCATTTCTTGCCTTTAGCGGAGCATCCAGTTTGAGAGGGTTTTATAACACTGGCATGATGATGTATCGCCCAGATGAACAAGTGAGCGAACGTGTGCTGGCTTTTGAGCTTCGTGATGGCAAGCCACTACCGAATATGCACCTAGATAAAATTGAGGGTCGTTGGCTTATCATACCTAAAGAGCAATCTAGAGTTGCGCATGAAAGCACCGGCAAGAAAAATGATAATGAACGCGCTCGCAAGGTTCATGTTGTTTGTGAACAGGTGCGCGCAGGTATCGAGCGCGGTGATTTTTATACCCGCAGGGGGTTGAGTGAGCTTCTTGCCGGTAGGTTTGATTTGGGAAGCTCAGCCACAATAAACAGAATGCTTGGCGAGATGATTGCCCAAGGCGAGCTTTTGCTTTCTGGTGATGGAAAGCTCGTTAACTAGTTAACCATTTTATTTTGCAAAAGTAGTTAAAAAGTGTGTCAAATGGGTTTGACACACATGCTATGTTATTGTATTTTATAGATTGTACTTGATACACTTTTTAACTATTTCGCCTGTGTAAGAAAGCTGTAAGTTGTTGTATTATTTCACTTGACAAAGTCGAAAAAAATTGGTAGTCTCAGCGTCGTTCGCGCAGCTTGGCGCAGCGCAACGCGCTAGAGACTAAGTCCAGTTTTCATTGTTTCATTTTAGCGATAATATAATCCTTAAGCGTCATTCCCTGTTTGGATGCTTCGGATTTGATGTGACGGTGCAATGATTCATCAATTTTGATATGAATGCGCTTTTTAGGGGTTTCTGGAGGGATTTGGTCTATTTCTGACATAATCCCTCCCTAAGCGCTTTTATAGCCCTACGCGCGTCTTTAATGGCTTCCTCGCGTTCTCTGCCTGAAATGTTATAGGCGCGGAGGCAGTAAAGCAGGTATTCAAGCAAGGTGATTAGTTCTTTGGTGTTCATGGTTCTACCTCAGGCCAGAAGAAGGCCGTGTTGTTGCGTTGGATGATTTTGAAGTCGCCACATACATTCAAGTCATGCTTTGCAACGACATAGATTTCAACAGTATCACACCTTTCATAATCAACGAGTGTGTTTACCTGCCCCCAATCATCATCCCTCGGCTCCAAAATCGATAGAGAATCGGGGTGGATGTAAAAACGTATTCTTTTATTCGGATAAATTGCATGCTTGGCTAAGCTAGCCACACTTTGCATTGTCAGTAGCACATTTACACCGCCCCTTCTGGGAAGGTATAATTGCATCCCATAATACTTCGCCATGAATGCGCTTTTTAAAGGGCAACTATAAAAATATCTAGTCATCAATTCACCCCCCTTTCAATTTTCGCTATAAACTCATTAACGTTGCCAGTCATGGTTTTTCCCTTGTATCTCCATTTTTTCTTGGTAGGCCAAAACTCCAACCTTTCGCCTAGTAAATCCCTATGCCAATGCAGGATTGAGTATTGGTTCCATCCCGAAACATCAGCCTGCATAAAGTTTTCCAAGCTCTTTTTGCTTCGATATTCCCTATGTTCTCTCCAGTATTCCCCTATATCGCCCATCAATTCACCCCCTCCAGTAGGTGCAGGCCGAAAGCCGCTTCGTAGCCTTGGATGAAGTTGTTTTTATCGCGCAGCGCGGCACTTGAAAGCTTCTTTGAGAACGCCTCACACTCGCTTGCGGTCATGTCTCCGCCTTTAGAGATAGTCTCTTCCGCCACATCTGGAAACAATCCCCAGTGGCGTACGCTTATGTAATTATCGGTCATACAGCCCCCATGGTGTATGTTCTGCCATGAAAGGAGGCGAGAAAATCAATTTCATTCTCCATTTTGTTACTTTCAATCAAAACCTTGTTTGCTCTAAATGGGTTTGTGATTATGTAGAAATATGCCTTCAGTGGTTTAATGTAGTATTTTTTCATACAGCCCCCAAGATAAGTGGTAAGAATATGGTTATGAATAAGCCAGTGCCTATTGCAGCCAATACGGCGTAGCTTAGGATTTCGGTGTCTAAGTATCTCATACAGCCCCCTTTAATGAACGAAACGCATTCGCAAGAGCATCGTTATGTTGTGGTAAAATATCGTAGCTATCAGCCTGCTTAGTTGCGTATTTGAACAAGCGCTCACAAAACACATCGTTAAGCTCAGGTGTTTCGGCCAGTGGT